TTGGAAGTTTTTGTTAAGAACAAAATCTTGGCCAGATAAAACTTATCCTAAACAAAAAACAATTAGATTAATGGAAACATTATTTAATGTTAAGGAAGAGACTCCTAAAATAGGAAGTAAAACAGAGCGATTACTAGTAATGCCTACTATTAAATTAACAAGACCTAATCCTAGAGTTAATAAGCGAGAGAAAGAACCATGGGAATAGAAAGAACAATCATTCACGGTCCTCCAGGAACTGGAAAAACCTTTAGATTGGTTAATCATTATTTAGAACATGAGATTAATATATTAAAAACAAATCCTCAAAAAATTATTTACATTACCTTTAGCAATGCAGCAGCGACGGAGGCAAGAGATGATAAAATAAACCACAATCTTCTTTACATCTCAACCATGCATTCTTTAGGCACTCGAGAATGTAAAATGGATACTAAGAAAAATTTATTGAAGAATAATAAAAGATGGAGAGTGTTTAAAAACTATCCTAATCATGAAGCCTATCAAAATATGTCATTTGTAACAACGGTGGATCCATCTGGAAATCCTATTTACGAGAATGATCATATGAAGATTATACAATACGCTAGATCAAAAAGAATCGATCTACAAGAATCAGCAATACAATTAGGAAAACATGAATCAGTGGATATCGATTTTACAATTCAATTAGAGCAAGACCTAAAGACATTTAAAGCTGATACAAAAATGATAGAGTTTTCTGATATGATAGAACTTTTTATAAAAAAGAAGAAGATGGAAAATCCAGACAGTCCGATCAGTGAAATTGAGTCTGTTTTTCTTGATGAAGCTCAAGATTTAAATCCGTTACAATGGGAGATGTTTTTTTACATAGAAAAACATTGTAAACGATCTTACATCGCAGGAGATGATGATCAAACGATTTATGGCTTTCAAGGTGCAGAGCCTAATATATTTGTAAACTTACAAGGGAAATTTGATCCTCAAGAAGACTCACACCGAGTTCCAAGAAAAGTACATAAAAAAGCATTGGAAGTTATATCTCAAATTACTAAAGAAAATAGAGTAAATAAAAAATGGAATGCACGAGAAGCCGAAGGAAAGGTTCTTGAAAACATGTACTTAGATGAAATAGATTTTTCTGAAGGCAAGTGGATGATATTGGCTCAAACCAATAAATTGTTGGAAGAAATTGGAGAATTTTTTTATGGTCTTGGAATAAGATTCACTGGAAAAGTAAATAGTGCTTTACCTAATGAAGTTTTACAAGCTTATCAGACTTGGGTTAAACTAAATAACGGAATAAGAGTTAGTAACGAAGATGCTAAAGCTGTTTATGAACAGTTTCTTAAGTCCACAGCAGGACACGTTAAACATGGTTTTTCTAGTGGCAAGACACTAGATCATGTGGAGAACGTAAATTTACAGGAATTAAAAGACAATCACGGGCTACTCGTGACAGGCAGCTGGGAGCAATTTTCCATAGAAGAAGATATTAAAAACTATATGAAAACTTTATTAGAAAAAAAAGATGACTTAATGAAAGACACTAGAATAGAATTATCAACAATGCATGGATCAAAAGGAAGAGAATGTGAAAATGTTTTAGTTTTTCCAGATTATGGAACAGAGAATCAATTTAAACCTTATTTGGAAGCTATAAACAATCCAGATGCGCAACATAGATTAGTTTATGTGGCGGTAACCCGAGCTAAAAATAAACTCTATCTCATGGCACCTTTACATGATGAGTTCTACACCATAGGAGGAATAATAGAATGAGTGCATACGACAAACAAATAGGAGGATCTCACTACAAGGATATGACCATCCAACCCAGTGAGTTTATAAACAAGAACAATTTGCCTTTTGCAGAAGGCAATGCTATTAAATATATCTGCCGTCACAAACATAAAGGAGAAAGACAAGACTTAGAAAAAGCAAAACATTATATTGATATGATATTGGAAAGAGATTACCCATTAATACCTATGACAGAAGAAGAGGAATACCGCAACGCTGGTATTACTAAAGAAGAAGCAGAAAGAACTTACCCTCCAAATAATTCTTGGGGAATGATTAAACCACCAGAGACTTCAAGTAAAGACTGGGTTGATGGTTATAAAAAATGGAAGAAAGGATGTCCTCATAACTAATGTTTGAAGCACCCATAGAATGGGTTTGTCCTGAATCTTTTCCAGATTTGAGACGATACTCACATATTGCCATAGACTTAGAAACAAAAGATCCTGGTCTAACTAAACGAGGCTCAGGTGCTTTGATTAATGATGGCGCTATTGTTGGAGTAGCGGTTGCCGTTAACGGATGGTCTGGATATTTTCCTTTCGGTCACGAACAAGGTAATTTTTTTGAAGAACGCAATGTTATGAATTGGGTTAAAGAGATTTGTGCTTTACCTTCAACTAAAATATTTCACAACGCTATGTATGATGTTTGTTGGTTAAGAGCTTATGGTGTAACAATTAATGGACCTATTATTGATACTATGGTTATGGCCTCTTTAATAGATGAAAATAGATTTTCTTATTCTTTAAATAGTGTTTCTTATGATTATTTAAAAGAAGTTAAGGACGAATCAGCTTTAAAGTTTGCAGCCGATAAAGCTGGAGTAGACCCTAAATCAGAGATGTATAAACTTCCAGCTATGTATGTTGGAGCGTATGCAGAAAAAGACGCTGAGTTAGCTTTGAGACTTTTTAATTTATTAAGTGAAACTATAAAAACAGAAGACCTTAATGAAATATTTAAACTAGAAACAGATCTTTTCCCTTGTTTAATAGATATGAAAATTAAAGGCGTGCGTGTAGATATCGAAAGAGCTCACCAAACGAAACAAAAATTACTTGCGCAAGAAACAATGTTGCTGCAAGAAATAAAAAAAGAAACACAAATAGATGCTCAAATATGGGCTGCAAGGTCCATTGCCAAAGTTTTTGAAAAACTGAACCTACCTTACGAACGAACAGCGAAGACTCAAGCACCTTCATTTACAAAAAACTTCCTTTCGACTCATAAACATCCTTTAGTTCAGAAGATAGCAAAAGCTAGAGAAATTAACAAGGCTCACACTACCTTTATTGATACTATTATTAAATACGAATATAGAGGTAGAATTCATGCGGATATTAACCCTATTAGAGGATCAGGTGGAGGAACAGTTACCGGAAGATTCTCATATTCAAATCCAAATCTCCAGCAAGTCCCAGCGAGAAACAAGGAGCTAGGACCAATGATAAGATCTTTATTTTTACCTGAACGTAATCATACGTGGGGTTGTTTTGATTACTCTCAACAAGAACCAAGACTTGTAGTGCACTATGCCTCTTCAAGTAGTTCTATTTGTAAAGATGAATCTGTAGTAGAAATTGTTGACAAATTTAAAGAAGAATCTGTGGACTTCCACCAAACGGTAGCTGATATGGCTAACATAGAAAGAACTCAAGCGAAGACCATTAACCTTGGATTATTTTATGGAATGGGAAAAGCCAAGTTGCAGGCAGAGTTAGGATTAAACACGAAGCAAGAAGCTGAAGATTTATTTGATAAGTACCACGAGAGTGTTCCCTTCGTTAAGGATTTAATGGATAAAACTTCAAAAAAAGCGTCTCAAGATGGTTATATTAGAACTTTATTAAGAAGAAGGTGTAATTTCCCTAAATGGGAAATAAATGAGTTTAGACGTGGTAAATTATCGGTAACTGGAACAAGAGTAGAAACAGAAGCAAGATTTATAGAAGAATATAAGAAAAAATATCCTAAAGCGGATGAAGAAAAAATTAATTTAATTAGAAAAAATTTAAGCAAAGAAGATCAAAATTTAATAAAAAGAGCCTATACTTACAAAGCTTTAAATAAATTAATACAAGGATCCGCTGCTGATATGACTAAAAAAGCTATGTTAGATTTATATAAAGAAGGAATTGTGCCACATATACAGATACATGATGAATTGGATATATCCGTTCAATCAAAAGAACAGGTGAATAAAATCATTGATATTATGGAGAATGCTGTTAAGTTAAAAGTTCCCAATAAAGTTGACTATGAATCAGGAGATAATTGGGGAGATATATACGACAAATAGGAGGAAACATGAATATATTAGATCAAGTAGAACACCTATGGACAGATCACAAAAAATTAGTGATTGCTGTTGTAGTAATTATGGTTCTTTTAGCAATTGCATAAAAAAGGTTATATGTTAAATGGCATATTTAAACGCGAACATACCTGTGACGTACGCACAGATCAGGAGGGAATACCTTTATGACCTTAAAAAACATCATGGAGAAGTGGAAGACTGTATTATATTTGCTATGGCATCGATTACAGGACGTCCCATATTGTTTCATGCAATTATGGAAAATGGTGCTGTCTTCTATCGTTTACCGATTAGTGCCTTCATACAAAGAGGTTTTGATGTCGAAGAAGTTCCTCGGCCTAGACTTGACGAGTTGGAGCTTTGGAATTGTTTCAGTTACCATCCTGCTGTCACTTCTTTCGATATCTTAGATGGCCAACACGGAAAATACATAGGAAAAGACAAAAAATGGCATCCAGGATCTTATCTTTTTACTGTTGACTGGGCTCACCCAGAGAGTAATATACTAGATACAGATCATTCTGAAATACCGCACGAACATAAGTGCGCTCATATACTTGCCTTGGATGATGGCAACTATGCGGCTCAGCCAAACAATCGATTAATATGGAGCATTCCTTCATTCACAGTGAAGAATGAAATTCCTAACTGGAAGGTACAAACAAGTGATTGGAATGTTGAAGATAGTAGTAGATGGCGTACTGAAGACACAGACAACTTCTTCTACGAAATTGAGGAGAAAAAACATGATTAAAAAACTATGGAAAATTATTTGTTGGCCATGGACTAAATTTGTTGACTGGTTGGCAAAAGGATTACCAAGTAAAAATGACTAAGTGCAAAGATTGTTTTTGTAATTGTCATTGTAATGTAAAAGGACACTCCGATAGTACGGGTGTTTGTCCTTGTGAAGTATGTAACTGTAATCCTCAGGGAGCTACGGTAAACAACGAGGAGTGTCTCTCATGCCAATAGACGAAACAAAATGTTGTGGAGGACATACAAAGAAAAAAGTAGAATCTGGCGAATGCTGCCAGACTCAAGACCAAGAAAAAGCAGAACAGGACACCTATGAATATTCTGTTTTTAAAACAAAGGAGATAAATGAATAAAATATATTTAATATTAGCATTGTTATTCGCATTAAGCGCCTGCTCAGTTGGCAAAAAATGTGTCGTAACAGATGAGGGTAATGTTGTATCGAGTTATGTTTGGTTTTATAAAGATAAACCAGCAGAGCTTGATAAAATGAATTGCTTTTAGGTAAAACTATGAAATATCTATCGACGTTATTGTTTTTGATACTATGGGTGTGCTCTACGAGTGCCTATTCTGCAGGAAATCAAACAAACGTTTCGGGCAGTAATACAAGTATCGAAGGAGGTTATACCGGAGGAGCAACAACTTACGAATCGGGCTCATCTTCTAGCTCAACTACAAACAGCACCAGTAATAGTAATATAAGATCAGCACCCCCAACATCTAGTGCACCATCATACAATTCTATGACACAAGATGTCTGCGCTGTAGGTGCATCAGCAGGTGTACAAACATTTGGTGTAGGTATATCTGGTGGAAAACATTTTATTGACAAAAATTGTGAACGACTTAAACTAGCGCGAATTTTAAATGACTTTGGTATGAAGGTAGCAGCAGTTGCTATACTTTGCCAAGATGAAAGAGTTTTTGAATCAATGATACAAGCAGGAACTCCGTGTCCAATTGATGGCAAAATTGGAAAAGATGCCCAAGCTTTGTGGAAAAAATATGATTTTGAAAGACCAGATTATAAATCATACATTAAACGTATGAAACAAAGAAAAAAAGTAGAACCTAAACCAACTGTACCTGAACTTCACACTAGGTAAAATTAAATGAACGAAACTAAAGCAAAAATAAAAGCAATAGCAATTATTTTCTTTTGTTGCTATGCGTTGATGAGCTGCTTTGCTAATACAGTTCAAGCAGAAAATGATACAGCAACAACAACTAATATATTACCTAACGCAGGAACAACATCTTCAAGCAGAGATGATTTTGATTTAGATGGTGTAAAAACAGGGTCAAACGTAGATCTTACAAATAATGGCACTCATAATGGTTTTACAATTACCTGTAATACACAAGTTAATAATGCGTGCGGTCGCGCTTTATCAGGTGAACTAGAAGCATCTCGTGATATGAAAGTATCAGCCGGAGATACTTTAATAGGAATTGATGGCACTGAATCAAGCACAACTTATACTTCCACACAAAAAAAATTAGATGGTGGCATACAATTAAATTCATATTTTTCTATACAAAACTGCGAAGATGGTAGTAGTAGTTTTAGCTGTGGTTACTCATCAGGAGCGGATGATTCATATAATTTACATATAAAAATAAAAGATGCTAATGGCAATACACTGTCTGAAATGACTACAACAAGAACGGATGATGCGGGATATAATGCAAACAGTGCAAAGTTTCATGACAATTTAGTTTGGAACGGAACGGGTGCAGCAGCATATGAATGGTACTGGGAAGGTATTGATGGTTCCGAAAGCACATCAGCACTTCGAGGACCCAACTTATTAGGCGCTGAACTTTTATTAGATTTTCCAACTGAAGATTATGAAGTCTTTACGACAGAAGAAATAGAAGAATTAAACGAAGCATTAGGCACTGCTAACTTAAGCGAAAATGAAATATGGGATGTCATATCCGGTATGGAATCTGTAATGGAAGAAGAGTTTGCATTAACAGGAAAACTAGAAGAAGGAACAAGATTAGAAATAAGTTTTGAAGAAGCAGGTATTGTTTTAGAAATAGCTTCACAAGAAACAGGAGCCGTCATTATGGAAACAGCAATGGTTAAAGAAACATTTAGTGGTACACTAAAAGAAAAACCTATTGAAACATTAAAAGAAGAAATGGTTGCAATGGTTCAGGAAGAGATGCCTTTTATGACAATGATGGAAACAGCAAAACCACCGATTGAAAAAATGAAGGAGGAAGTGAATGCAAAGACAAGCACGCCTAAAGAAACATTACCAATGGTATCTAAAAAAGAAACGATTTCACCAACGAAGAAGGAAGAAACACAGAAAATTACCAAGGCCCCACCAAGTATGAAAACAGCAAAAGAAGAAAAACCAGTTGAAAAGAAACCTACTGAAATGGTAAAAAGAGAAACAAAAAATGAAGAAAAAAAAGAAGAAGCTAAAGAAGAGAAACCTACTAGCGAGACTACTAGCAAGTCCACTACTGAGACAGCGAATCGTGAAGAGCAAGAAGGTGTACAATCGGAAAAAGCTCAAGTTACCAAACTTGAACTGGTAATGAAAAAAGTGGATGCCAAAATTAAAAATCCTATAAAAAATTTAGCAATTAAAAACTTAATAAAATTAGATATTATGATGGGCGATAAAGATGCTCTTAACCTATATCAAAATGCTATATTTTATGAGCCAAAAGACATCTATTTAGAACAGTTACAGATCTTTGATCAACGACAAATTTATGCAAATGTAAGCCTTGCAACGTATGTTAATAATGATAAAGTGGCGATTAAGGCAAATACCTTACACAAACTTAATCTTGAGAAACAAAGATTATTAATAGAACTGGAGCAATTAAAAAATGGCAAAATTTAATTTAAAAGACCAACTGGCTGGCGTTGCTGCATTGATTGCAGCTATCGTAGCAATAGGTGGTGGTTTTGTTAAGTATGGTGAAATTACAACAAAGTTAAATGCTTTGTCTGAAGTATCAGCACCTGATTTAACACCGTTAGCAAAGAGTATTGGAGATAATAAACAACTCATTTCTAATAATATGACAGATCTTGCAGTACTAGAAAAAGAAATTGAATTATTAAAACTTCAATTGGAAGAAATTAAAGTCAGTACAAGCAATCCACTATCAAACTAATATATGAAAATAGGACCTGAACAAAGCGTGCAGATGCCGATGAAGACCGTGATCTCTCTAATTATCATGGTCAGTCTTGGAACTATGGGCTATTTTCAGATTCAAGAGAAACTTAACCAACACGACACGCTTTTACAAATGCACACAAAAGACTTAGATCAAAATTCAGAATTTAGAATCAAATACCCCAGGGGTGAATTAGGACAATCTAGTGGAGAGTCCGAGCTTTTCATGTTAGTGGAACACATGGCAGGACAAATTACAAAGATGGAAGATCGTATGGAAAATATGATGTCAAATTCCGTAAACATTTTACGTTTACAACAAGACATGGAAAAAGTATTGGGTGATATTGAAAAACTTAAAGACAAACAAAGATCGTTTGCTAATGGAAATGGAGCACATTAATGATTGAAACGGTAACAGCATTATTATTATTTTTAAATGGCAACATGATCGAGCATGTTTACAAGCCCGATCTCAGTTCATGCCTTAAGTCCAAGCGCATAGCTTCTCGTGAATTAAATCCTGAGCGCGTGATTTTTAGCTGTAAAATTATTAAAGCAAAAGTAGAGTTG